ACCCGGAGGAACGAAAAAGACGTTTCGATATATCTGTAACAGTATCTCCTCCGAGGAAACTCGTGCACGCCTCATTGATTTCTGCATCTGAAGCCGGACGGCCTCGAAGACCTTGTTTACGTTTTTTAGTATACGCTTTCTGTTCATCATATTCTTCTATAATCTTACTTAGCCTAGTTACATTATAGGCAATATTTAATATGTCACACGCTTGTTTTTTAGTTATCGGTTTGCTTTTCGATTCCTCCGTAGCTTTGTCCGAAATAATCGGGTTTAGTAACATTTTTACTTTTTCTATGTTCTGAGGAGACAGGTTTTCGTAGTCTTTCTTCTTTATTGATCGTGCCATACTCTAACTCCAATAATAACTCACAATAGTGAATAATTTTTTTAATGTCTTCTGCCCCGTTCTTATTTCGGTGACGGGTAGCATACTTAACAATATTGCCCTCTATATACCCTAAGTTATTTGCTTGTATATACTCTATAGGCTGTATACTAAGAGATTTATAGTGTGACCCTCCTTCTTGTACGTCTAATGCGTTGTTGCTCATTAACTGTTCCTTCTGTTCAAAATACCCTAATTGTTCAGACTGTCCGTAGTGACACAAATGTACTTCTCCGTGCCATGCTTCTTCATAGCTGAGATCCATATGGCACTCTGAACATCTCCTAATCATGTACAAACTCTTTAATCATAGGAAAAAATTCGTTTATTGTATATGCACATTCTCGTGCAATATCCATGTGCTCTTTCTGCGTGCCAGGTGTAGTGCGAACATCAATGTAATGTATCCATGATCTGACGGTTCCTGACATATACAGACGTGTTTTTGTCAACCCTTCTGGAAGTACTGCTCGAGCCTGCTCTTTTGCAATACCGTTTTGAATAGCCCAATTATATACGCTTTCAGCTGATGTTATAACTTTCTTTTGTTCTCGAATCCATCGAGCTTCTAGTATATTATGCGCATCCATTTCGGGATCTAGCTCTAAACTGTTCTGACGATTATTTTCGTCTTGTATACGTGCTTTTCTTAGCTGAAACGGATATCCTAGGTCAGAAGGTTCTGCATAGCGTTGGCTAAACTCTTGGAAAGCAAAGCTGCGGTGACGAACGATCTGGTGAGCGATATCTCGTGTAGTATTAATTTCCAGAGTAATACTAGCCATCTCAAAAGGTGACCAGTGGTTATGTTTAATTAGATATCTTACTAACTTCTCCGAAGTTTCAGTATTGTTCTGGTTACTAGGGTTAGATACTCTAGCCATCATTGCGATATCTTCTAATAAATTTTCGTGTGATACTGATATTAATTTTACATTCATTTTATTGTCCTGAGATTCTGTTGTCATAGTCGGCTAGCTCTTCGTCCCACCACTCTGGTTTTTCTCTATATTTCCACGAAGCGAATGTAGCTTTATCGAGCATATAGAAATTACGATAAGACTGTATAGGATTATCATTGTCTTTTAACTCCTCTGTCATTGCCAAAGCAAATTTAGTGAAGCCGTGGTCTTTCATGTGTTTAGGTTCTGGCAAGGCATAAAGCATTGCAAGACTTTTGTGGTCACTACCATAACGATAGTGTGCTTCGCTACCAAGAGCAAAAGCATAACAGTTTGTCCAGTAGTAGTTCTCTAATGAAGAGCGCACCCATACACAACTAGGGTGATTCTGCATTGTGGGTAGATACGGAAAGATACGATCTTCCATAGCTAATTCTTTTTGCTCTTTCCGAGTAATCTGAAGGATCTTATTCTCTTCTTTAGTAATCGGACGAGGTACAAAACCAAACAGATGATCTATCCATAGGTTTGTATTAATAAGCTGTGCTGCTTCGAGTATCATTTTGTTGACGTGTTTATCAACGTGGTACTCTGCAGATTTGTCGAGATCTTCGTCTAGGTAAAAAAGGTTAATTATAGTTCTCCTAAAGTTGAATGTCTATTATACGCTAATTTAGAAAAACTGTCAAGAATTATTATTCAAGGGGTACATTATTCTACTTCTGTTTTTGCTAGTTTACGAAATCGTTTGTTGTATCCGCGCTTAATCTTTTTAAGTATGCCGCTTCCAAAACTATGATACTTACGCCCTTTTGTAAGAGCATCGTACTCATCCGCACTTTTTAGAGGGATTCGTTTATTTTTCACCAGTCACCTTCTTAGGCGTAGTTACTTCTTTATAGTATATAATAACTTCTCCGAGTTGGCTAAGATATCTTTTTAACTCTTGCGTATTGTAGGACATTAACTCATAGTCTGCCACACTCATTGCTACAAACACTAAGTCTCCTCCGTGTATGTTCTTTATATCGTCTATAAACTTATCAAAATATGTGTAACCTTCTGGATAAAGCCCGTCTTTGTTGGCTATTTTAGTATCCGATACTACATACCAGTTCGGCTCTTTTAGAGCAAGAGGTCTGGGCATAATTGGCTGTGTAATTACTATTTCTACAGGCTTTGTTATAATCTCTACTTCACGGGGTGGTTTCTGTAATAAACTACAACCACTAATCGTTGAGAGAATTAATGCGCTTGCTAATATCTTCGATTTCATCAAAGACCTCCTTAGTCGCTTTGTTTGCTTTCTTTGTAATCAATCCCGGCTTTGCACTGGCAAGCTGGGCTATGTTGTGTCTACGAAAAATATCTAGGTAATCGTTCATTTGAGCTTCGTACATCTGATTTTGCTTTTGAAGAATCATACTTGCTGCTACTGTCTTCTCAGCATTCTCAGTAATTGCGATAATTGTAGCTTTCTGCTCTTGATCTCGCAGGTCTTGGGCTAAGATTACAGCAGTCTGCTCTTCTAGTTTATTTTTCATAGGCACAACAGCGAACTGGTAGTACAGATAACCTGTAACACCCATCGCTGTTATGATTCCCATCAAAACTTTAGACATTTTCTATTCTTATCATAAGCCTTTCAGCTCTCTTTCCTACTTGCTTCCACCACAGTGAGTCTCTTCCCTCTACACCTGCTGTTTTCCAGTCACCTGCATCCACAGCTTTCTTGAAGTTTTTGAACTTACTAAGTCGAGGACGTCCAAGATTAAACATCATATTGACGAGTATCTCTTGGACTTCCCCAGGATAAGTCTCCCACAGGTCAAAGAGAACCTTACATTCTCCAATAGAAATATCGAGGTCAGATTGAAATGCTTCTGTTACTCTTCCAACACTGACAGGAGTACCCACAGTCCATCCTTTCTCTGGATCGTTATCCGTAATTAAGTGCCCAATGCCAAAGGTGGCATAGCCTAAATGATCAAGATATACTTCGTGTACTATCCCTTCGTCTATTGCTAATTGTTTTTGTACTTGTTCTCTATTCATTTGTAGTTTCCTTTTTAGGTATGCCTACCTCTTGTTTATACTGCTAGTGCGCTGGCGTATATTGTTATAAACGGCAAGGCTAAACAACTGATAGCTGTAACCATGTTGCATAACAAACACACGGCCTCTTCTTTATCTTTCACTTTTTATCTCCATACTTCTTAGGCCATAGGCCCTCTTATTTGGACTACTTTAAGGCGAGTCCTTGTTACCTATATCTTCTAATTCTTTCTTTAACTCTGCCCATCCGCCTAGATGTTTTCCATCAATAACTACCTGAGGCACAGTGTTTGAGAACGGAAAATGATTACTAAAATCTTCTGGCTCAAAGTCTACATTGAGCTTCAGAATTTTGTATTTAAAGCCTTTTTTTCTATCTGCCAGTTCCATACAGGCTTTTACAGCTGCGTCACAAAAAATACAGTTATCTTTGCTCCAAATAGTTACGAACACTACATAACGCCTCTGCGAATTAACTCATTCTTCCACTTTTGTTTATGTTTAGGTTTAGCATTACCGCTGTCAATAGCTTTCTGAATATCAGCAGTTGGCGTTGATTGAAGATAATGATGTACAGTTTTGTACTTCTTAGCATTACGGTCTACTAGTATTTGTTCTGATTCTTTAAATTTAACTGGCATTTTCTTTCTCCCGTTGGTATTCTAGTTTTAGTTGTTGTACCGTGTACTCGGCTACTTTTAAACTTGTAGTAACTATATATACTGTGTCATTGTCGTGCACCTTATAAGACATCGGGAATCTATGCGAGTCTCTGGTGCAGGTAATAGTTAGTTTATTCATCTTCGACATCTATTATTCCCTCGTCTATTAAGTGTTCAACACACTGTTCTATGCCTTGCTGTCTGCCTAAAGCATGACAGCTTATGCCGCATCCTATCAAGCAAAACATAAATACTGATAATTCTATCATTTTTTCTCCTGTTGAACTCTCCACTTGAAAAACTATTATACTTATATTTAAGCATCCTGTCAAGAC